GAGTTTCATCGAACACAAGGTGCTCACGACACACTTGCGAGTTTCATCTTGTAGATCAAAGTCCATTGGAACCGTGCCTACATACGCATAGTCTGCGAAGATGTCCACATAGTTCTTTTCAACTGCATCAATGTCGTCGGACGATAACCATTCTTCACGGTTGACTTGCCACTCTTTAGGGGCTTTGGGTCTGCGTAAGAGACTGGAGACGATACATTCCGATCGACCGGTCTTGCACTTGGACGCCAGTCGTTTTTGTAAGTCTTTCCAGGTCGCTTCCATGGATCGCTTACAAGCGATGGGTCGTTCTTTTGGATGTTCACGGTTGTAGACTGTACAGAGCCGTTTTATCTCAGTTTCGTCAAAGAGCGACATCCCTTATTCACTTCGGATACTTTATACGTTAGTAGTAATGGACTTCCCAGAGACAGTCATTCTATCTGTCACGGTACATGGTACCATTTATCCAGAAAACGATACACTCATGCCCACGTTTAAAGTTCCAGAGGGTATGCGAATTAAAAAGATAAGTGCAGTGGCTCCAGGAGTGTGTAATGTAACATCCGAGAGCCAAATTGCTAAAATAAACAGAAGTATCCTTTCAGCGTTTAAGAATCCAGTACAGTATGAGGATGTGGATTCTAAACTTCCGCCACTCATACAGTCTTTCAAACAGTTAGAAAAGAGTGAAGTCGTACCCATCCTAAAGGATACGAAAAGCACTATCGGTGAAAAAGAGAAAGACTTCATTCATCATACGGATAAAGGATATACTAACAGGGAGTATCTAGCCGGACAAGAGATACTCCAAAAACGGTATTCTCGATCCGTCGGTGAAGGAATTGATGATGCTAATGATTTTAAGATCACTGCACTGAATGTTGTGGGTCAACCGGATATGCTTTCGTTGGTAATCTCCGGTCGATCAGGGGCAACCACCACTCGAGCCTCTGAAATCGAAGAAGGTCAATATATGGTCCGTCTATCCACATTCGTAGAGTTCTTGAAGGAAAGGAATGTAAAGAACATTGTGTTATTTGACTTTTCATGTTCGGACTTCCCTGGTCTGAAACCAGGGGAAACTCGATATCAGCGTAAGATTGCTAGGGAAAATGAATTGAACGGTGGAAAGAAAACGGAAACTCGTCGTAGAAGAAAGAGACTGTATAATGGACGCTCTCAAGCCAATACTCTCTCGCTACATAGACGTCAACAAGCAACTCGCAGACGTAAACACTCGAGCAAAAGACCTTCGCGAACATCGTCAAACCCTTGAGTTGGATTTAGCCGCTGCGTACAATGAAACTACCTCGTTACCTGCAAAGATTGAACTCAACGCATCCAAGATGGTGTTTCAAGTGAAGAAGCCAGGGGAATGGAAAAAGGGGTGGTCGCTTTCGAAGAAGCAACTTCAGAACTACTTACTTGAGATTCTTCCTGAACATGGGGAAGATGTAATGAAAGAGATTATGCGTCGTCATGAGCGCACTTTGATTGCAGAAGACTATTCGTTCGAATTGAAATCATTACTTGAGTGAGAGATAGGTCCTAGTAGGGGGTGCTTTCTGTGCTTCTCGAACTTGTCGGAGCATCTCTTGCAGTTGTTGAAGGTCTTTTTCCAATGTTTGAAGATTTGTCTCTACCATGAACCCTGTATGGATTCTCGCGATACACGGCGCCATCTCTCGATGGGCACGAACGACACGGGCAGTGAGCGTGATCAAAGCTTTTTCCATCAATCTATGATGTTCATGCAAGATATTTTTAAACGGAAAACGAAAACCTCGTGTCTAAAACTAGAGAGTGTAATGGATACGTATAGTCCCTATAATTCTGCAAATAGAGTCTTTACTGAAAAGGACATTCATTCAATTCTTCACAAGCATGGGCTGCCTCACTATAGGGTGGGCAACCCACGCATGTTTCAAACGGCAATGGTCCACACAACCTATGTTCGAAGAACTGATTACACTACGCCGGACGGACGTCTCGCCCACCTTGCACCGTGTCCACCAGGTGTGATGCCTCTTCAAGACGAATCGTATGAATGTTTAGAATTTGAAGGAGATTCGGTCTTGGGTGTCTGTATTGCCACGTATCTTCGCAAGAAGTATCCTGAGAAGAAGCAGGGATTTCTAACCGATGCACGTAAAGAGCTTGTGAACAATGAGCGAATTGGTCAATTGTCTAAGCAGATTGGATTGGATCGGTATTACATCATTAGTCGTCATAACGAAGAATCGCCTGCCATTGCAGGACGTACGAATACAAAGAAACTTGGGGATATCTTTGAAGCCTTCATTGGTGCATTGTGGACAGACTGTGGAAATCGGTTTGCGGTCGTGTATGCCTTTGTAACGAATGTGATGGAGACCTATGTTGAGATTGAAGAAGTCGTAACCGGTGCAACCAACTATAAAGACTTGTTTCAGAAATACTGTCAACGTGATCTGAAATGTACACCAACCTACGAGATGTTATCCAATGATCCTAAGAAGAATGAAATCCGAGTTGCAGTGTGTGATGCGAATGGAAAGCACTTAGCCTACGGACACGGAAGTACACGCAAAAAAGCTGAACAGTTAGCGGCTAAGCAAGCCCTTACAGCAGTTTCTGGGTAATCAAGCGTCCTTTGCGATAGCGTTTCAATGTGCGACCTCGTGTCTGTAGGACCGACTTGGTGCAAATGGCAATCGCTGCGGATTCCTTGTTAGAACCCTTACGTGCTTTGACTGTTTTTCGCACGCTCTTGATACATTTATCAAACTTGGAGGAGATACGTGTTTTCATTATTTATCGTCTAGAGTTTCTTCGAGTTCCACCTCGTCGAGGACCGAGCTTTGTCAGTTCTGCAATGTTTTGGACTTTCTTTCGTAATTCATCCACTTCTTGATCGCAGGCTGCAATGTCTTTACGAAGTTCAGCCACTTGTTGATTTGGAGCGGACTCACTCACGTACATGGACTTGGGGATTGACGCAGGCGGTGGAACCACAGGGGCAACCACAGGCGGTGGAACCACTTTTGCCTTTCGTGTCCTTTTGGGCTTAACTGCAACCACAGGAGGTGGAACCACAGGAGGGGGAACCACTGCGGGTGGAACCACTGGAGCAATCATGGGTGAAATCGCAGGAGGTGGGGGTGGAACCACAGGTGGAACCACAGGAGGTGGAACCACTTTTGCCTTCCGAGTCCTCTTGGGCTTGGGCTTCGAATTCACCTTTCGAGTCTTTGTGACTTTGACTGGTGGAGGAGGTAACACAGCCGGTGGAATCACAGAAGTCGATACGAACGCGATAGGAATGATTTCACGCAGACGCACAGAGAAATCTCCGTCTTTCTGTGCTACAATACGAACAAATGCAGACAAGAACTTGTCGACTGCATCTTTGGTGATAAGACTTTCATATTCAGATGTTCCTATCAATGCCAAGGTATCCCATGATCGAGTGATAACTGTATGTAGTTTATTTCTTCCAGCTTTTGTAGTTCGATTGATAAGTCCTTGGAAGTAACCGCTATTGTTGAGAATGGGTATGATGTAACGATATTCAGCTCGATTCTTCAGGGCACTTGTGCGTTTGGCCCACTCCAAATAGTTGTTGAGTTCTTTCTCGTTACGGCTGTTGAAGGAGCGTCCCCAATCGTGTGCGACCAACTTATTATTCATCAACGCAATGTTTGCACCATGTAAGTCGGTGTGCATGAGTCCATACTCATTCAGATAACTCATCGCAGTTGCGAGCAACATCATGTAGGTTGGAAACTTCACTTTGAAGTCAGGAGTGACCTGAAGTCGCCAAAAATCCTTTCCCTGTTTAGGCGTGATCAGATTTACAAGTTGCCCACTTGCAAGGTCTTTGACTTTACAGGATTGTTGTTCGTCTTCAGGCTTGAATTTAGGCGTACATGAATCGGTCGCAAAGTTCACATAGTCTCGAATGGATGGAAACAGAGGTTCGACGTCTTGTATCACTTTTTGAAGAAATGCTTGCTTCTCGCGTTCACCTGAATTAACCGACACAATACGTGAGACTTTGTTTTGGACGTCGATGGATGGATTCGGAGGATCACAACTCACCGGAGGGTCATAGACACAAGTGTCCGCACCATTCGCAAGAAACTTGCCACCATACATTGTCTTTATGGAACACTTTGTTCCGCGGACGCTGTTGAAGTAGAATTTATCCTCTGAGAGTATAAACACAAATGGGAGGCGGTCTTCTACAACTTGTCGCTTATGGTGCTCAGGATGCATACATTTCAGGAAACCCACACATTACCTTTTGGAAGGTTCTCTACAAGCGTCATACGAACTTTGCAATTGAAGCGTTCCGCGTCAACTTTACCGGAGCGCCCAACTATGGACAACGTGTCGTGGCGGTGGTCAACCGCAATGCGGATTTGATCTGGAAAACCTATGTCCAAGTAGTTCTCCCAGATACTTCTACTGGAAAGACCAATCCTGTTCTTTGGTCTGGTGACGATCAACGCCGTATTGGATACATCCTTCTCAAGAAGATTGAGGTAGAGATCGGTGGTCAAATCATTGATACTCATTACGGAGAATGGCTCTACTTATGGGAGTGCTTAACATCCAATTTTGATACCTCCGTGAAGTTGGACTCGATGGTCGGTGGTGCTTACAATGGAACCTATACCACCAACACATCCTGCGGTGGTCGCCCAGCCGTCTTGTACATTCCTCTCCAGTTCTGGTTCTGCCGCAACCCAGGTCTTGCATTGCCTCTGATTGCCCTCCAATACCACGAGGTTCGCTTCAACATCACATTAGGAGCTGCAACTGATTTGGTCAGCAAGGGAGCTTATTCAAGCATCTCTCAAGCCGCTGCAAATCTTCCAGACATCCAGGACATGGCGATGTACATGGACTACATTTATCTCGATGTCGAGGAGCGACGCAGGTTCGCACAAGAGAGCCACGAGTATTTGATCGACCAGCTCCAGACTGGAATCCCTCAAACCATCAACACTGCCTCCGGACGTCTCGATCTTACCCTCAACCACCCAGTTAAGGAATTGTTCTGGGTGTTCCAAGATGCACGTAAGACCGATTGCGGTTCTGATGTCACGGCTACAATTGGATACACTCAACCCTTCACCTATGACGACATCGTCTTCAAGGCACGCATTCAGATCAACGGACAGGATCGATTCGATGAGCGATACGGTGATTATTTCTGGAAGGTCCAACCTTACCAACACCACACAGGCGGTGCGTTCTGGCCCATTCACAATGCAGTAGCAACTACTGCAACCCTTGCGAACGGCGGTGCAGTTCAAGCTTCGTTTACAGGTGTGATTTCTGGAAATACATTGACCGCATCCGCTGTAACTGGAACCATTGTAGTGAACATGTTGATCACTGGCGCAGGCGTACCTCTTGGAACCTATGTTACAGGCTACGGAACTGGTGCAGGAGGCGCAGGAACTTACGAACTTAGTATTTTTGCAACGGTTGCGTCCACGGCTATGCTCGGATCCTTGAACAATGTCCAATCTCAAACCTCCTTCAACCCAATCAACGTGTATTCCTTTGCAATTAGTCCTGAGGAGCACCAACCTTCCGGTACTTGCAACTTCTCTCGTATTGATACAGCCACATTGGTCTACGAGAGCATCACCTCTGGAGGTGCAGGTAACTTCCCAAGCAAGGCGTATCCTTTCAACTTCCGAGTCTATGCCGTCAACTACAACATCTTCCGTATTATGAGCGGTATGGGCGGACTGGCTTACAGCAATTAAATGTCCTAATAGTATATGACTCATTGGGGATACCATCTGATTTTGAACGGACGCAACTGCATTCCTGCCTCGATTCGCTCTGCACAACATATTGGCGTATTCACCTCTACATTGGTGAACCAAATTGATATGGTTCCCTACGGAAAACCTGAGATTGTGATGTTCGGAACCGGCAAGAAGAAGGGATTTACCTTAGTCCAATT